ACTCTCCTCACCCGAGCGCGCTCTGACTATTGCTCTGACTGAGGGTTCACGCGCCGCTAATCAGGCTGCAACCGACTCCTTTCAAGCCCTTGGCGTGGAGCAAATCGAGTGGGTCAGCGCTGAGCCAGATGATGAGGACTGCGATATCGGCGGGGAGACGGTCAATGTCGGCGATTCATTTTCTAACGGCCTGACGGCTGATGACATCCCTGTCCATCCTAACTGCCGATGCACAACAACGCCTGCGGAAATCAACTGGGACACTTTTGACTTTGGGGCTTCGCTAGATGAGGCGCTCGCGCAAGATTAACTAATAACCATTACAATTAAACGATAATCCGAGAAAAGGAAATCTATGGCGCTCAATCATACAAATATCACAGTTGGAACAACACCAACTCCTCTCGTCACAATTCCTAACGGCGTTGGATATGTAGCTGTTCAGGTAAACAATCGCGATAGCGCAGCGATATTTCTTGGTGATAACGCAGTCACCAATACCGTAGGAATCAACGGTGGACAGAACCTTGCTGCAAGCGCAAGCGTACAAATCTGGATGCATGGCAACGACACCCTTTACGCAGTATCAGCCTCCGGCACAGCAACAGGCGCAGTCTCGGTTATTTACTCAGCCTAACAACTCAATATGTCAGAAACCTTTGTCCCGCCCGCTGGGGCAGCGGCAGCAGCAAAGCGCGCACTCGGCTGGATCAGCGATGGTCATGCCGGCGATGGTTTTACAGGTGCAGGACGCAACAGAGCTGGACAACTCTCACGGCGCGAAGGATTATCACGCGATACCATTATGCGAATGGTCAGCTTCTTTGCCCGTCACGAAGTGGACAAAAAAGCAGAAGGATTTAATCAGGGAGAAAAAGGATTCCCATCACCGGGCCGAGTGGCTTGGGATGCATGGGGTGGAGACGCTGGAAAGTCTTGGGCTGAAAGCGTTGCCGCGAAACTTAACAAGGAGAAATCACTTATGGTCAATGACTTCGCTAATTCATACGCGGCTATCGTTAAGCAAGAAAAGCAAGAAGATGGCTCGCTGCTTGTCTATGGCAAAGCAACCGATGACTCTCTTGATATTGACCAGCAGATTTGCGATGACGCTTGGCTCTCCTCTGCTATGCCAGAGTGGTTTAAGTCCGGCGGTAACATCCGCGAACAACACTCATCTATTGCGGCAGGAGTAGCGAAAGAATATGAAGCGAAAGCGGATGGTCATTATATTTCTGCTCTTGTCGTTGACCCTATTAGCGTTAAGAAAGTGGAATCAGGCGTTCTTAAGGGATTCTCAATAGGCATCAAGTCCCCACGCGTTGTCCGTGACCAGAAGGCTGCTAACGGCCGCATCATTGACGGACAAATCGTGGAGATTTCTCTTGTGGATCGTCCAGCTAACCCAAATGCCAAGCTCATGCTCGCCAAGAGCGTAGAGGGCGAACCTAATCTTGTGAAGGTCGAAGAATTTACAACTACAACGAAGGAAAAATCTATGCTCGCTGACATCATTAAAGAAATCCATGCTGATTCTGCTAAGTTCGATCAGGCTTCATACGATGCAGCCCGCAAGGGAATCGCACAGCTCATCATCTCTGAGGCCAGCGAAATCGCAGCCACAGACTCAGACGAGCGCGATGATATTGACACCTTGCTATCGGCTCTCAAGCACCTCTTTAACTTCCGCGATGGCGAATTGGATGAGGACAACGAAGCAAGCATGACCCCCGGCATGATTAACCTTGCCGCTGATATGACCTCAAAGGATTGCGACTGCGATGGTTGCGCTGCCTGCCAAGCTGACGGCGGATGCGACGATGATGTCTGTAAGGGCTGCACCAAGATGTCCGCAAAGTCCGCTGACATCAGCAAGTGCCTAGAGTGCGGATGCCATATCCCTAACTCAACTCACGGCCTCAGCCAAGTAGTTGTCACCGGCGCGACTCCAACTAACGAAGTTGCAAATGTCTCAACCGCGACCATTATGACTCCAGAGCAAAATGCTGGAAGCATTAAGTCAGCCGAAGGCGATGAGGCAGTTGTTGAAGATAAGCCAGCAGATGAGGTTTCTGAGGAAGCCCCTGCTGAGGATAAAGAAGATGAGATTCTTGATGAGAAGTCCGTTTCGGCCATCATCGAGAAAGCTGTAAAGAGTGCGACTGAATCAGTCAAGGCTGAGATCGCGGAACTTCAAGCTGCACATAAGGCGGCTGAGGAGAAGGCGGTAGCTCTTGAATCAGAACTCGTAACGGCAAAATCGGCAGCTGCATCAGGTGGCCCAAAGCGCACCGGACGCGTAGCTGTCACAAATGAAAACGAGCTCCTGCTCAAAGCCGCTGAATACCGCCTCAAGGCGACAGCGACCTCAGACCAAATTCTCGCCAAGGGATACAAGGCATTGGAAAAGGAATACCTAGCCAAAGCCGGAAAAATCTCTGACGAGGAATAACCCACACAGCACTCGAAAGGAAATAAATTGGCTCTAACTGCCCCTAAAGCAGCTGACCTCTTTGGCGATGTAGATTCCGCTAAGAAGGCTGCAAAGCGCATGGATGAGTACACCGAGGTTCTCGGTAAGTCACTCGGCAATCCATCAACAACACCCGGCGTTTCGCCTGTAGCAGATCCAACTGCTGCTCTCGAAGCACTAGCTGCAACAAAGTCACTCGCTCCAGATGCACTCGCAGGTCTTAACAACGCAATCGCTTCACAGCGCCTTGCATTGCAGGATATGCAGAAGGACATCACGCTGACCTCTCCACTCTCAACCAGCTTCGCTGCGTTTGACTTGGAAGCACCAGCAAAGCTTTTGACCCCACGCCCAACACCACTTCGTAACCGTATCCCTCGCAAGAAGGGCGTTGGCACATCACACCGTGTCAAGCGCATCACCGGTTATACGGGTACAGGTACTGGCGGACAAGGACAAATCTGGCCAGGCGTTACAGAATCAACAACCACCGCTTTCGGTTCAATCAACTTCGAGCGCGGTTCAAAGATTTCGTACACCTCAGATGACTTAATCCTGCCTTACAACTCTTACTCACTATCTGACAGCGTTTCATTCGATGCTAATTTTTCAGGCCTCGGATACCAAGACCTTCGTCAGTTGTCATCAACCTCAACACTTTATGCAACAATGTTGATGGAAGAACGCATGATGCTTATGGCTCGTGGTACTGCATCAGGTTATGCTGGCGCGCTTAACGCAGGCTCAGCTCCTACACTTCCAACAGTTGCAGGTGCAACCGCCGCAGGTTCAGTAACAGCTATCGCAGCAAACACATATTATGTTTACTACACCGCTGATGCCGGTATCTCATCAACTGGTTTTGGTGAGTCAATCGTTTCAGCAGTCGGTTCAGCAACAACCACTTCTGGTCAGATGCTTACCGTAACAATTCCAACCGCTATCACCGGTGCGCTCGGTTACAACATCTATGTTGGTACAACCACAGGCGCAGCTAACGCGAAGTTCCAAGGCCGCACCACATCCTTGACCTTCACACTCGGCGGTTCAGGTACACCAACAATCGGAAACCAAGCTCCGTTGAACACAACCACCACGGTTGTCGCAAGCCGCGCAGCAGCAGATACCTCAGCCTATGCAACAGGTTATGACGGTATCTTGACCACCGTTCTTGGCGCTAACACCGGCTACAACAACAACATCAACGCAACCTTCTCGAATACAAATCCGGGCACAGAGTTCCAGACCGTATTCGCTAACCTTTACAACTCAGTAAAGGCTGATCCAGATGAGGTTCTGCTTAACGGTTCAGACCGCAAGCAACTCTCAGATGCAATCAAGGGTTCAGCAAACGCTAACTACCGCTTGCAGATTTCACAGGATGAAACCTCTGGCGTTACTTACGGTTCTGTTGTCAACGGTATCGTTAACGAAACCACAGGAAAGTCAGTACCTTTGACTGTTCACCCATGGTTGCCACAGGGCGTTGCTCCTGTCTTGTCTTACACCTTGCCAATTCCTGACACAGAGGTTTCTGATGTCTGGTCTAACTACATGGTGCAGGACTACATGGGTATTCAATGGCCTGTGACTCAGTTCGCTTATGAGTTCTCAACCTACTTCCGTGGCACATTCTTCTGCGTAGCTCCAGCTTGGAACGGCGTAGTATCAGGAATCGTCTCTGCGTAACCCATAACAAACTAAATGGGGGGAGAGTCTTAATTGGCTCTCTCCCTATTTATTAACAAGGAAGGCACACATGGCACGACTCACACCGCGAGATGGATTCGTCAAAGAAACCGACATCAAATCGCAATCAGGGCGCACTCGGTATCGCGCAGACCGCTCGGGCCTGTATTCCGTAGAAAACCCCAAGCACATTAAGGCGCTAAAAGCAGAAGGCTTCACAGAGGAAAATCTTGCACGCTATGAGCAAGGCGATGCTCAACGCGGGTACACTTGCACTCAATGCGGTTTCGGATCATGGTTCAGACTATGTTCTCGTTGCGGGCATGAATACGACTCCACGCCTAAAACAGACGGAGATTAAGAATGACATCAGCAGTATCGCCTATCACCCAATTTCAGTCAGGCTCATATCTGACGATTGCTGAATACAAAAACGCTCCGACAGCGATTGACATCAACAATCTGGTAGTAGGCGGTACTTCTGCCCAGCAAGACGCGGAATTAGCATCAGTTATCCAGCGCGCTTCGTCCTTTATTGACATCTATGTCAATCAGCCGCTTATTGCTCAAAACTTCACCGAGCAATCTCGTACCCGCATGACGCAAGAGGGATTTCTCGTTATCTCCCCGGACTACAACAATGTGGTCGCGCTCAACTCTTTAGCCTATGGCGCTACCCCGACAAACCTTGTCACAGTAAGCTCGACATCCCTACAAAACTGCTGGTTCGAGAAGTCGCAAATTATCTACCCGCTGAGCCAGCTAGGTACGACCTACTCCTCACAAGGCCCACTATCCTTCGGCTTCCCGCCAGCCTCGCGCTCGCGCATTTACGCCGCATATAACTACACGGCAGGCTACTGTAATGGCCTCATATCCTCAGCTACAGCCGGTGCTTCATCCTTCACCATGATTGACCCCATTGGTTTGACCGCCGGAACGGTTGTGACTATTTATGATGGCGCGAGCACCGAGCAGGTTGTTGTTTCGCCTTCCTATACTTACGGATCAACTACGGTCAATATCACAAGCACCCTCAAATACACCCACGCATCAGGCGTAGCGGTGGGCAATATGCCGCAGGCAGTTAAGCAAGCCGCCATCCTCATTACGACCGACTTCCTCAAAGTCCGTGGAGATAACTCTCTGACCATGGCAGTCACAACCCGCGCATCGTCTGGGCCAAGCGTTCAGTCCATCGTGGGATCAGATATCGAGCTGGCGAAGCAACTCCTCTCGCCATTCCGAAGGATGCGCTAAATGGCAGTTGGTCGCGTCCAACTTCGCTCCACGCTTTACTCATATCTTGTTGGCGCTGGTATTGACTCACTTAATCAGGTTTTCACCTCGTTTCCAAAACGCATCAACTATCAGGTTAATGCTTTGCCCGGACAGCTCAGTCGAGCAGCGGCCGTAATTTTTATCCAGAGCGAGCGCGAAACTCGTCTTGCAATCGGTGGTGCAACAAGTGGCTGGAAGCGCGTGGATTTCACCGTAATTTTGCAAATCTTCCATCACTCGGTACAAAGTAACGCCGAAGATGCAATGGCAGATTTTGATACACTAGTGGACAACATCAAGAACACGCTCCGAGCAAGCCATAACTTCGGTGATACATCGCAAGTCAATGTCTGGCAAGGCGCAGAACCTGTAATTGACTGTCTGTACGGAGAGCCGATTACCTCGGATAACGGGGCAACGGAAACCTTTGCAGAGATTCGATTCGATGTTACCCAAATGATTCAGGCATAAGGAGAACGATGGCCACATACCAATACAACGGCGATGAAGTGCGCGAGTTTCCAACTCTCGGACTTACAGTCAAGCCCGGAGACACATTCGAGTCTAAGGATGACATTATTTCAGCCGATGTCTCTCTCGCTTCTGCACCAAAGAAAATAACAACACCGTCAGCCCCGTCTGACTCAACCGTAGGAGCGTGAAATAGTGGCAGTACAAAATACCCACCGTTCGTATGTGGGAATCGCCAAGGAAACAACAAAGGGAACAGCAGTCACTACTCCGACCGCTTATATCCCCGTTATTGCTAACACTCTAAAGCCACAAGACCTCTACGCACCTCTCTACGATGAGGGCTTGCACGGATCGCTTGTTAAAAACTACAACTATATTCAGGGTCGCGTCCACTCAACTTTTGACTTCGGCGGCGCAGTATTCGCTGACACCATCATCTACCCTCTTGCCGGTGTTCTCGGTGAGGATGTTGTTTCAGGATCAGCTCCTTATATCCATACCCTCGCAGTAAAGAACTCAGCTACAGCAGCGGCAGACTCACAGCCTTCTGCGTACACCATGCTCGATTTCTATGGCGCAAATGTTCGCACATGGACAGGCCACCAATTCCACGACTTCTCGCTCAAGTGGAACGCAGACGGCTTGCTCGAATACGATGCAAAGTCCACCGGATGGCAATCAGCCACCACCACAACCCCGACCCCTAGCTTCTCCACCGTTTTGCCTACCGCAGTCTGGTATGGAACTGTGAGCGTTGGTGGCACAGCTATCTCTAACAACACCATGGGCAACATTGACATGAAGCGCCCTGTCACCCCTATCTACGGTATCTCCAATGTGCAGACTCCCTACTCTGTATTCGTTGGCGCTCTCGAAGTAACGGGCAAGGCCACCTTCCTCATGGAAAACGACACCCAGCTCACCAACTATCTGAGCAATACCCAGCCAGCGCTTGTCTTTAACTGGACAACAGGCTCGGGCGCATCTCAGACATCTATCCAAGCGACCATGACAAAGGGTGCTTACACACTCGCTGTTATTGAGCGCTCCAAGGATTTCGTTGAGGTTGTTGTTGATTTCAATGCACAAGGCAATCTGACCGATGCCGGAACTGTGGGCTACTCACCTATCAAGTGGGTCGTAAAGAACGCGGTAACTACCTCGGTCGCTTAACCTAGAACGCAGTAGCGGTGGCAGGTTGATTTGGTTCGCCTTCCGAAATCCCGCACCGCTACTGCCTAGTTTTGATAGGATGCCCACTAAGGCTACCAAGGAGGCACAATGTCAAAAAAGATTACCCTGCCATCAGGGGCAACAGTTACCATTAAAGAAGCGTCAGACCTAAAGGTAAAAGACCGCAATCGGATTATGATTGCTGGAGACCATAAAGGTGATGCAGAAAAAGGCATAGCTATTGCAAACGCTCTGCTTGCTGCAATTATTGAAGATTGGTCATTTGACTTGCTCATCCCATCGGTTAAGGCCGATTCTATTGACGAGCTACCTATTAAAGATTATGTAGCACTTATGGACGAGACCACAAGCGTTACAACTGACTTGTTCCCAGAGTTGGCAGACACAGATAAAAACCGCCAGAACCCCGATAGCCCTTTAGACAGCTCCAACGCTTAAAGGATCGGCTCAAAGGATTTCAGCGCGCAGAAGGCGTGCCGTATCCAGACATTGAGTGGTTTTACTTCAAGTTTGCAGACCGATTCGGCTGGACTCCTGAGCAGGTAGATAACCTGCCTGCTGGGAGAGCAGACTGGCTGTTAGCGATTGCTGATACCATCGAAGAAGTCAAAATAGAGCAGATGGAGAAGCGATGAGCGACAACCGCAACGAAGTATTTGCGGCGCTTAACGCATGGCAAAACCGCATGGATAAAGCGGCTCAACAAGCAACTCGCGCTATCACAAGAGAGCTAGTTACGCAGGCGCGCAAAAACGCCCATGAGACTACAAATCCACCGCGTACCGTTAATGGCCGCCTTCGGTATAACCGACACATCGGCCCCGGCGCGGGCGAAGGCCCTAACTATGCAACAGGTACTCTTTATCTAAACATTATCGCCAACCCTGTTACGCGACAAGGTTTTGCGACTTATGTAGCAAGCGCTCAGTCGGGTGCGAAGTATGCGCGAGCAGTCGAACTCGGATCATCACTATGGACAAGTGGGGTAAAATACCCATATATGTATCCAGCTCGTGATGAACTTATCAACTCTGGTAAGGCCTCACAAATCGTTTATGGATACCTCAGAAAAGCGATGGGAGCTTAAATGGCAGGTGAAGTCCCACCGTTAAATGTAGAGATTCTTGTTCAGCTTGCTAATCTGACTACAGCTGTTACCCAAGCCACCGAGGGCATGGCAAAAATTGGCGATGCTGCCAAGGCGCAGGAAAGCAAGTTTTCTTCATTAAAGACAGTCATGGCTGGAGTCTTTGGTGGCAACCTTTTGACTCAGGGAATGCAGGTTGTTGAGGATGGGCTGCGGGATGCTATCAAAGCAATCCAAGACACACAGGTAGCGACCGAGCGTTTATCTACCGCGCTTAATAACGCAAAACAAAACACAGCCGCTAACCGCGAAGAAATCCAGAAAACATCTGAAAAGATGTCCACACTTGGTTTCTCTACCGCGCAAACAGAGTCGGCCTATGGCACTTTAATCACAGCAACAGGATCCGCAACAGAGTCCACAAAGCTGATGAGCATGGCTGCCGACCTTGCGCGATACAAGCACGAGGATTTGGCAACCGCTGCAGCTACCTTGGCCCGAGGAACAACGGGCTCAGCTAAAGCGTTTCGCGAGCTGGGCATCACGCTTGATACATCTCTGCCTAAAAATCAGGCAATCGCCAAGGCGTTCGATGAGTTAAATGGAAAAATCGGCGGGCAGGCTGTTGGATATACGCACACATTTGCCGGCGAGATGGAAGTCTTAAAGGCTAAGTTTGATGACATAGCAGTCAAGGTCGGCGCTGTTGTTATGCCAATCCTGACAAAATTCTTGGAGATTATTACCAAGTTTATTATTCCGGCCATCACGGACATCATCAAATACATGACCTACTGGGAGCGCCAGCTCATCAGCTTGTGGAATACACACGAGGGATTCCGCAAAGTAGTCGTTGATGTTCTCAAAGTTGTTGTTGAAGGATTTGGCTATCTCCTCGGAGCGATTGCAAAAGTTATTGACACCGTGGCAAAGATTCCTGTCCTCGGCGCTCCTTTTAAGGCAATGGGCAAAAGCGTTGATGAAGCAGCTGTATCTGTCGGCAAGTTTGGCCAAGGGTTAGATGACCTTGCCAACAAAAAGATTTCTATTGGTGGCAAGTCTTTAGCGGATCAGCTCTCAACGGCTGGGGTTTCGAGCGCTGGCGGAGATACAGGAGTTGCCGGTCAAGTAGCTGGCGGAGATGTTAGCAAAGCCGCAGTAGCCGCAGCTAAGAAATCTGCCGCTGCCGTTATTGCTGAAATAAAGAAACAAACCACAGAGTTGATGAACGAGCAAAAGCAAGTCAAGTCTATCTACGACCAAATGAATGTGGACTTGCGCGATTATCAAACACAATACGAAAAGTTGGTTCAGACTCACAACGATGCAATAGCCAAGGCAAACCTGACTTTTAATCAGGCACAGGCTGCAGCACAACAGACTTTAGATCAGGCCAACCTCGCGGCAGCTGCGGCGAACAATGACGCTATCGCCAAACTGCAGCAAGATGCCGCAGACAAGCAACTGGCTATTGTTCAGCAATCAGAGGCCCTGCTCACCAATGAATTTGCAAATGCCACGAAGATAGACCTTGGCAAGTCATTTTTCAGCTCGGGTACAACCAGCGGGCTTATTGACTCATTCCAGCACCAATTAGATGCGATGAAGACTCTTGCCGCCGATGCTTCCAAGCTCGCTGGTATGGGTTACTCACAAAACTTTATTCAGCAGGTTGTCGCACAAGGCCCGCTCATGGGTGACCAAATGGCTCAGACTCTTATTAAGGCTCAACCTGAAACAACGGCACAAATCCAAAACTTATTTTCACAAGTGCAAGATGTATCAACGACTGGATTAAATGGTTTAGCAGAGCAAATGAATCAAGGCGGCAATCTGGCTACTCAGGCTCTTGTGGATCAGTACAAACAAGTAACCACAGACCTTAACGCTTCTCTTGCTGCTCAAGCAGATTCGTTTAATGATGTATTGGCTAAGAATAAATTGTCCTATGATGATGCCGTAGCTCGCGCTCAGCAGACTCTGCAAGACGCTCTCGATGCCTCACAGCAGTCATTCGACCAAGCTGCAACAGCTCTCCATGATGCCACAATGACAAAGCTCAGCGACCTACAGACAAAGCTAGAAGAAGTCGCTGCTTCTATGGCTAAGGTCAATGGCGCTGGAATATCTATGGGCAGTATGGCGCTCGCTGGATCGGTTGCGACCCCATATCTTTCGGGAGCTGCTGCTTTGCCGACAACACAAACAGGCTCGGGAATTACTGTCAATCAACAGAACTACATAAACACGCCTGTTCAGGTTGCAGACATTACGGCGGCAACTTATGGCGCGCTTACCTATGGACAAGCTCAGGGCATCACCGCCAAGATTAACGCCGGAAAGGTTGGCTAATGGCTACGGTCACCTCGCTTAATTATTATTCCTTCGCTTTTAACGGTTTCGTCTTTGGTGGAGCTGGCTCGCCCTATCAAATCCTTTCCGTGGATGGCTTAGAGTCCCTGCCTAATATCCGTAATCAGGATGACAACCGAGGTTATGCAGACGGTATGTTCACGGGCAACGACTTTCTTTCGGGTCGCACCGTCACCATTACTCTCAACACTTTCGCTGGTAACGGAAACTCGGCCCAGACTAACTTTAACCTTCTACAAGCCGCGCTTCTGCCTCAGACTAGCGGAACGACGCCTTTGCAATTTCAGCTCTCTCCCGCCGATGGATTACAGCGCCTCAATGCCCGCGTTCGCACCAACAAGACCGTTGTTGATCCGAATTACACCTACGGCTACATCACCTCGCAATACACATTCTTTTGCGCCGATCCTCGTTATTACGATGACACGCTACAGACCGCAACCCTCGCCGTTGGTAACCCTCTCGGTCGCCAATATAACCGCACCTACAACCTCTCCTATGGCGGCGGCTCCTCGACCCTTACAACGACCGTCAATAACGCAGGATGGGCAACCACATACCCTGTCATAACCCTCAACGGCCCTATCACCAACCCGACCCTTGGTAATAACACGCAAGGCACTTACATTACGATTCAAGGAACTTACACAAACACCGACACCATCGTCATTGACCTAGATCAGAAACTCATCACCCTCAACGGAAGCCCTGCCCGCAATTTGATTAACGGCGGCTCAAACTGGTTCTCTGCTCCACCGAGTAATAACTCTTTCTTCCTATCTGGAACAGGTACACTTATCGGCACTACGGCTGCGACCATTACTTGGCGCAACGCGTACATCTAAGGAGAAGCAATGGCATTACGCACACCCCCAAGTTGGCTGCAAAACGGAAGCCATCCTGCGGAAAACGACCGCCTAACTACCCAGACAATCTGGAAAACCTCTGGAATCATTAACGCCACTGACTTAGCCGTTACTCAAAACTCTCCTGCCGGTATGTCCGTTCTTGTCGCTTCTGGCTGGGCTGCAATCGTTGGAACAACGCAGTCCAACATGGGCACATACATGGCCTATAACGATGCCACGACAACTCTCACCGTTTCCACGGCCAACGCATCAAACCCACGCATTGACATTGTGGTTGTGACCGTCAATGATGCTTACTACACGGGATCGCTGAACAATGTTACTTTTCAGGTAATCGCGGGAACCCCTGCCGCCTCTCCGGTAGCTCCTTCGACTCCCGCTAACTCGCTTCTCCTTGCGACTATTGCTGTAGGAGCTGGCGTTACTTCTATCGTAAACGCAAACATTACTGATAACCGCGTTAAATCTACTTCGCCTATCGCCGGAGTAGCTACTAACTACGCCGTAACGGGACTCCTCGAAACTGCTTATGTCGCAGGTTCGGCTATTGCTAGCTCGCAGAATATAGATATCGTTACCTCGACCGCATGGTGGTTTAATACCGCGGCTACGGCTAACTTTGCGCTTAACTTCCGCGGAAACTCCTCGACTACTCTTAACTCGGTTCTTGCTACGGGGCAGACCGTAACTATCGCCGTAGCTAATACGAACGGATCTACGGCTTATTACCCTACGGCTTTTACTATTGACGGTACTTCGGTAACCCCTAAGTGGCAAGGCGGAACCGCTCCTAGCGCCGGAGACGCTTCGGCTATTGACGCTTATGTCTTTACTATCCTAAAGACCGCTTCGGCTACTTATACCGTTCTTGCCTCCGCGACTAAATTCGCGTAAGGTCTAGCTTATGTCCCCGTTAATTACTACTAAAGCGAGCGCCTCCGCGCAGGGGTACGGATTCTTTTCTCCTACTGCGATAGCTGGCGGTAATTACTATTCAATCGCAACGGCTACCGCCGGAAGCAATGTTGCAAGTTTAACTATTTCGTCTATTCCGCAAACTTATACGCATTTACAACTTCGTGGAATTGTTCGAGATACTCGTTCAGCTGCACAAGATTCTGCTTGGTTTCAATTTAATGGAGATTCGAGTAGTAATTATACTTATCACGAGCTTTACGGCAACGGTTCTTCGATTCTTAGCGATGGTGGAATTTTTGGCGCTTATAGTAACTTTGCCGCTTATTGTCCCTCGGCTGGTTCAACTTCCGGAATTTTTGGTGCTTTTGTCATAGATATTCTTGATTATACAAATACCAATAAATTAAAAACTGTTCGTATGCTTTCTGGATTTGATGCAAACGGTTCAGGTTCTCTTTCGTTTATGAGCAATCTATGGAATAGTACCTCAGCAATTACTTCTATCGGTATGTTCGGCGCAACTTCTGTTAGCGCAAATCTTGTGACGGGTACTCAAATGGCACTTTACGGGGTGAAATAATATGGCTAGCGCATTAACTTATATACCTATTGCGACGCAGACGCTTGGGTCATCAACTGGAACCATTACTTTTTCATCTATTCCACAAACCTATACAGATTTAATTTTAGTTACATCAGGAACCGTTGGATCAACGGAAAATGGAAACTTTATTGTATTAAACGGCGATACAGGTTCTAATTATAGCGTTACAAACACTTATGGAGTTAACGGAACAACTACTGGTTCTAATCGACAGAGTGCTCAAACTTTTATGCAAATAGGAAGAACGGGTGTTTCGCAATCAATATCCGTAATTCATTTTATGAATTATTCCAATACTACAACTTATAAAACCGCTATTGGAAGAGCCAATGATTTGTCATATTTTGTTATGGCAACAGTAGGTTTATGGCGCAGTACCTCTGCAATTACTTCTATGGCAATTACTAACGGTAATGGAAACTTTAATACTGGTTCAACATTTACTCTCTATGGAATTGCGGCGGCATAAATATGGCAAGTTTTGGTCCAACACTTATCAACTCATACATTGTAGGTTCTGGCGGAGTTTCTTCGTTCAGTTTTACTTCTATACCTAATACCTATACTGATTTGTTAATTAAATTATCTGCTCGTGGAACAACAACAGGCTTGCCTGATACTCAATTTACTTTTAATAGCGATACGGGTAGTAATTACCAAGCAGAAGAATTAGTAGGTAATGGTTCTGGCGTCAGTGTGAATTCTTATACTACAACAAATTGTCACTTTATGACTGTTGGTAGTGACGCTACTGCAAATACTTTTTCTAATGCAGATATTTATATTTCAAATTATACTAGCAGTAGTGGAAAAGCAATTTTTACAGATGCTACAGCCGAAAATAATACAGCCTCAACAAACTTTCAAATGAGATTAGTAGGGTATTACTGGTCAGGAACATCAGCTATTTCTACTATTACTTTTACAATTGGCACAGGTTCTTTTGCACAGTATTCAACCTTCTATCTCTACGGCATTAAAAACTCATAACTAAGGAGACATAATGGCAGATGTAATCGAAGTAAATTGCGAGACTGGCGAAGTTACTACCCGTCCTCAAACAGACGAAGAAATCGCCGCTGCTAAAGCCGCCGCCGCACAAGCTGAGGCAGACGCTAAGGCTAAGGCTGACGCTGACGCCGCTATCGCTAAAGCTAAGGCTTCGGCTCAGGCTAAGTTAGCCGCTCTCGGTCTAACGGCTGATGAGGTCGCCGCTCTAGTAGGATAAGCAAATGGCTACTTCCTATCGGTATCTCTTCGCGGATCTCGTTACTAATCAGGTTCTCGCAGAGCTACCTTTAACGGGGGTCAATTTCGGCCAGCAATTAAACGCCGCTGGCACGATGACGGCGCACTTGCTGGTCTCTGGCGTGAATACCGCTGGGCTGAATGTCCTCAACGGCTCGATTCCGGGCCGCACGGCGATTTATGTGGATCGCAACGGCATCTTGGTCTGGGGCGGCGTTCTATGGCAGCGCGAGTATGGCTCAACAGACCAGAGCATCAAGCTCACGGCCCGCGAGTTTCTTTCCTATTTTGAGCGCCGGCGCATCACAACTGGTTCGGGCACGGCATACGGCGCATTGGCGTACACAGGAATTGACCAGCTGCAAATCGCGCAATCGCTCATCTCTAACGCACAGAGCGCGCCGTCTGGAAACATCGGCCTGCTCTATAACCAAGACCCGCTCTCAACTAGCACATCGGGTATCACGCTGTCTCGAGTTTATTACAACTACGAAGTAAAGACAGTTTTCAACGCCGTTTCAGATTTATCTAAACAAACAAATGGTTTCGATTTTGAGATTTCTGTCTATTATGACGGCGGCGGCAACCCTGCAAAATCCTTTAATACTTACTATCCGCGCGCAGGCGTTATGTATAGCGCGACAAACCCTAATGCTCCCGTGTTCGAGCTGGGCGGTAACATTTCGGAGTACACATATCTTGAAGATGGCTCAAAGGCCGTCAATCAAATCTACGCGCTGGGCGCTGGCTCAAACGAGGGCAAACTCATCAGCATCGCCAACAGCGCTTCCAAGCTCTCCTCTGGCTGGGCGTTGCTGGAGGATCAGGCCAACTATTCTGACATTACCGACCCCACCGTTCTCTCGGGCCTTGCCACGGGCCAAATCAACGCCGTTTCTTATCCTCCGATTACCCTCAAAGTTGTTGCTCCTCCGTATGTAAATCCAACATTCGGCACTTATGAAGTGGGAGATGAGGTTCGCGTTCGCATCACTGACGCGTTCTTCCCGTCGGGCTACGATGCCATCTTCCGCATTATCGGACTATCCGTTGCGCCCGGCGAGGACGGCCCTGAAAGAATTACGCTGACAGTTACGACAGGAACTTACTAATGGGATATATCAACCACGCGCCAGACATCCGCGAAATTATTGAGGACTTAAAAGCTCGCCTGCGTAAGTTAGAAACAGCACAACGGTTCACCGCGCCTAGCGTGACCGCTGATCCGACCAACCCTCGCATTGGTGACATCTGGCTGAATACAACTTCTAACACTCTTAAGACCGTAGATAAAAACGGTACAATTAGAACAATCAACTGGACATAACAACTCATCCGTAAGGTGCAATCATGGTATTTTGGAGCAACGCCTCAACCGTTAGTAACGCAATCTGGGCTATCTTGGAAAGTCTGGTAATAATCGGCGCACCTTTGTTTTGGCTAAACCGTAATTTTAAGAAAATGGATAAGCGCTTATCGCGCATTGAATATCAGCTATACGAGAACGGCGGCGGGTCTATGAAAGACCAGCTAAACCGACAAGATACCGCACTGCACGAGCTGCAGATAAATCAGGCAGTTATTAAGACCAAGCTGGAAATTTGATGGATGCACATGACCAAGTGGTTACGAATAGTTACATTGTTCATTACCCACCGCACGAGCCGCGCGAAAGCGACCCCAATTACAAAGATTTTAACGCTTACCGCAACGCCACAAAAGATACGGCTCAATGCTCAGTCGGAAGCCATCGAGCCGATTTCTCCGATTGCGCTGGAGGACTAGAGCTTCATCACGCACACATTGAATTTAGCCTGCAAAACGGCGTGGACTTGAAATGGCTAGAAGCTGATTACCCCGGAGTTTCTAACCCCGATGAAGTCGGAAAGTGGATAGAATCAGCGGAGAACCTGCTATGGCTCTGCGAAAAACACCACCGAGGGGTCGGGGGCATTCATCACGCCACCGCGAGTGATTTCGAGGCCGAAAAGTATGTTCGCAACCTAATCGGAAAGAAGGATGCACATGGCAAAACTGAATCTTAAAATCACCGCAAAAGAAAAGGCGTTAGGCGAGCACTATATCTACGGCATCATCGCCGCGGGATACGGTGCGTATCAACTTGATCCGCACGCTTCCGTTAAGAAGCTAGTTACCGAGGCGCTAGTCGCAGGATTGCTCGCGCCTATTTTGGCTCGTATCAACCCTAAGTCTTTGGTCAATACCATCGTTGCAACGACAGGAGCGCCGGAAACTATCGTTGCGCCTGCCGTGAACGCGGCGATTGCCGAGGCCGATAAGGTCGTGAAGGCCGATACCGCTAAATAGTAAAATGAAATCAGACCCCGCTCCTTGTGGGCGGGGTTTCTGACTTTCGGGGGATAAATGTCTACTGGTCTTGATGTTCTCAATGTGGCGCGCAGCCAGATTGGGTTTCACGCTGGGGCAGAAGAAGAAAATCCATACGGGATTTGGTACGGAATCCCTAACGCTCCCTATTGCGCTATGGGAGTTTCGTGGTGTTTCGCGCAAGTCGGGCTCTCTAATCTCATCGCTGCTCAAACCCCTAAAGGATTTGCCTATAACCCCGCAGCTCTCCCATGGTTTCAGCGCCAAGGACTTGTTGTAAATAAATACCAAGGACAGCCCGGCGATTTAGTTTTCTATGACTGGAACTCTGATGGCGTTGTGGATCATGTTGAGATATTAGAAGCGGCATCGCCTGACGGAATCACGACCATCGGATTTAATACAGGCAACCCTAACGACTCCATCCATGAAAGCGGATGCTTCCGAGTCCATCGGCCGTATCTCTTTATTGCGGCGATTGTTCGACCTCGGTATCCCGTGGCACTCAAGCCCGCTTCTAAGGGCATGGCTAGCAAGAAGGCCACAGCGGTTGTTGGTGGCACAGGCACAGCTATCGCTGGCGCAACGGGGATGATTCATAACGGAATGACTTCAACGCCAACACCGACTAAAACGCCAACAGTCTTCATCGCTCCCCCATTTCCCGCAGACCCAACGGCGTTTAATCTCGGACAAAAAAGCGATGCAGTCGTGGCTGTAGAAAAGGCGTTATTAAAGGCTGGGCTTCTGCCGACTCAATATGTCACGGGGATAATGAACACCCAGACCCAGAGCGCGTTAATAAAATACGAGGCAAAACAGGGCATTAAAGTCACGGGCGCTCTGCCCCAGATTATCTATGACGAGCTAAAGGGGTCGTTGTGAAGCATATAAAGTTTCATATATTCGATGCCAAACAGCTCACGATAGCCCTCACGGGCGCGTTTAGCACATGGGCGGCTACAGGCTTTCAGCACGACCTCGCGCACCTTGGCTACATTCTTGTGGGCTTTATCACCGGCGGGTTAGTTTCGCATAATCCCAATGTCAGCCCCGACTCTCATATCCAGACTCCCTATCAGCCGAACATGGATGACGGAGGATCAACCCTCAAACCGATTGTCATTCCGCAAGACCCCTACAAGCCAGAAGGCACAGATGTAAAGCGGGTCATCCAGATAAACAGCGGAATTGTCAAATAATCCGCAGAGGCGTGTCTAAACGCTTCTGTGCAAGATTCTCGGTAGTCTTCTCCCTGAAAGGGAGGCGTACCTATGGCACTTGCCGATTCCATCGAAAAACATCTTGTTAAATCACAGAACAAATGCACCCTACAAATCATTATGGATATGTTGCCGGAGTCCGATAGAAAGGTCTTGCAGGAGTCCATCCTTAAAGGCTTACCTACCAGCACTCTCGTAGCAGCACTTCGCTCTGAGGGTTATCAAATTGCAGAGGCCACTTTCACTAATCACAGAAATGGCAAATGCAAATGTCCGACCGAGTAAAGAAAATCCTAGATGAGCGCTTAGGCGAATACGGCGATCCCTATACCGAGTTCACCGCTATCGGTCGCGTCTGGGCGGGATTTCTCAAACTAGAAGATGACATCCCTGCCTACCAAGTAGCGCTTATGATGGATGCGTTAAAGTCCGTTCGACTATTCCACAACCCATTCCATGAGGACTCATGGTTCGACAAATCCGGCTACACCCAGCACGGTCAAACGATTGTAGGAATAGATGAGCTTAGAGGATAGATTAAATGCGCTTCCAGAAGGTATTGAGTCAGATGATGTCATTGAGCTTCGCAAGGCGCTCATGCGCGTGCAGAAACAACTGTTGCAGGCGAAGCAACGCACGGATGAATTGGTCGAGGTCACGCACCAAGCGGCGCACGACGCTGTTTTGGGAATGGGCCCAATCGAACCAGTTAAAGAACGAAAACTACCTGCGGGAAAGAAGAAATCGGAAGTGGCGCTCTGGCACATGACCGATTGGCAAGGCGCTAAAAGAACGACAACCTATAACTCGGAAGTAATGAGGACTCGCGTTCTCAGCTTTGCAGAGAAGGCCGTGACCATCACCGACATCATGCGCGCGGATCATCCCGTCAATGAGTGCGTGATTATGTTCGGCGGTGACATGGTTGAGGGACTTTTTAATTTCCCAAGCCAAGCGTTCGAGGTTGATGCCACGCTCTTTGAGCAGTATGTCAATGTTTCTCGACTCTGCGTAGATGTTGTTCGATATGCGCTTGCCAATTATTCTAAGGTGACCGTTGTCCCCGAGTGGGGCAATCATGGTCGCATCGGCTCTAAGCGCGATAATGTCCCGCGCTCAGATAACTTTGACCGTATGTGCTACGAGTTAGCCCGACAGCTTCTCGCGGGAGAAAAGCGACTTACATGGCAAGAGTGTCCCGAGGACATTCAGCGCGTGGAGATTGGCAACTACAAGGCACTCCTTATTCACGGAGACGAGGTTGGCAGAAATGGATTTGCAAGTCCGGGAGCAATCGTTCAGCACGCAAATCGTTGGCGAAGCGGAGCGTATCCATGGGAGTTTAGAGATGTCTATATCGGCCACTACCACACGCACGCAGAATGGGCGATGGCAAACGGTCAGGGTAGTGTCTATCAAACAGGTTCTACAGAGTCAGACAACCGCTACGCCGGAGTCATGCTCGCAGCATCAGCAACCCCATCCCAGCGACTCCACTTTGTTGATCCAGTAAAGGGTCGCGTCACAGCGGCTTACAAGGTGTGGCTGGACTAATGAGAATTTTATCTTTAGGTGCGGGAGTTCAATCTACAACGCTATTACTGATGGCGGCAGAAAATATGTTCGAGCATCAGTTGGATGCCGCTATTTTTGCCGATACGGGATACGAACCGCAAGCCGTTTATGATCATCTTGATAAGATTGAAAAAGAAATTGCCGAACCAGCCGGTATTCCAATTTATCGAGTATCAGCCGGAAATATCCGTGAAGATGCGTTAAGCGTTGATCACGGATTTGCTTCGATGCCTTTATTCGTTCGCAAACCCGATGGATCAAAGGGGATGGCAAGAAGACAATGCACTAGCGAATACAAAGTTGCACCTATCAAAAGAAAAATTCGTGAATTACTTGGGGCGGAAGTTTTGGAAAATGGATCTGTTAGTCGCGTAAAAAAAGGCGAACAGGTTGAACAATGGATTGGAATTAGCCTTGACGAATTGCATCGGGCTAAAGATTCGGATGTAAATTACATCAAAAATGTTTTTCCTCTTTTAGATAAAAGAATGACTCGCAAAGATTGCTTGGCGGTATTAGAAAAATATGGATTTGGTCAAACGCCAAAATCTGCGTGTATTGCTTGCCCGTTTAGAACTAACGAACAATGGCGAGATATGAGGGATAACGCTCCGGAAGAATTTTTGGATGCGATTGAATTTGATAAGCGAATGAGAGAATTTCACGCTGATCAGCCTCGAACTAAAAACAACTTATTTTTTCTTCATAAATCGTTCGTGCCTCTTAATGAAGCAGATCTTTCAATTCGTTCACGAAAAGAAATTGCGGAAGATCAGCAGGAACTCTTTACTTGTTCGCCGTTTTCTTGCAATGGTGATGAATCTTCTTATGGGTTGGAAGTTTTTGGCTAATGACTACAATCGTTGCGATACAGAAAGATGACGGCGTATATTTTGGCGCTGACTCACTTGTAACTGCAACGCGCAAATACAGCCATCCACGAATGACCAAGATAACGCGGCGGGGCGCTTTCATCATTGCCGGAAGTGGTGAGAGCGCGGCCTGCGATATTGCTCAACATATTTGGACACCGCCCACCCCTACGGCGGCAGATAAAAAGGACATCTATCACTTCATCATTGCCAAAGTCGTGCCAAGCCTGAAAAACAGTTTTAAGGATCAGGAATACAAATGGCAGGAGACCGATGAGGAGACTAAGTTCGCGTTTCTTATTGCCGTTGCCGGTGAGGTCTTTGATATTGCCGATGACTTTGCCGTCAGCATGAGTAGCACCGGTTTCTACGCCGTAGGCTCTGGCTCGTCCTTAGCCATTGGAGCGCTAGAGGCGGGGGCGAGTATAAGCAAAGCCCTAGAAATTGCAAGCATTCACGACCCATATACAGCCGCGCCCTTTTACTTCATGGAGCAGGCTAAGCCCTAATCTTCGTCCTCGTCTATCAGCTCAGGCTGGACGATATCTATGCCCTGATTTTTAGCGGCCATTAAGCCCGTCACAAATAAGCTGTTAGCCCTGTTGCATATATCGTCTATCTGGTCAGGGTATTTCAGCTCAGCCTCGACCACAACGGCAAGACTCCACAGGCTTATTTGGACTCGAATCATGCACCTATCGTAGCCCGCGGCGCGCCGATACGGGATGCTTGAATTACCGTAATCTATCGCGTACTGTCTGCCTCAACAGGATTTCAGAGAAGGAATCCCCTACAGGAAGGCGAATCATGGCAGGCAAGTTCAACCTAGAGGATTACGACACAGTCGAATCCCGCGTTAAGAAGTTCTGGGAGCAATATCCCAGCGGAAGAATCCACACACAAATACTGCACAATGACGATAACCGATTCATTGTTCAGGCTTTCGTTTATACGGATCGTGAAGACGAGCGCTGCGTGACCTCCGGCATGGCAGAGGAAATCGTTGGCTCATCTATGGTCACCAAGACATCGGCTCTGGAAGTATGCGAAACCTCAGCCATCGGTCGCGCTTTAGCTAACTTCACTTTCTCGGGCAATAAGCGCCCTAGCCGTGAGGAGATGGAAAAGGTCGAGCGATATAGCAAGGTAAAAACTCCCTATGCAGTTCGCACCTTAACCCCAGAGCAGACCGAGCGCCTAGAAAAAATCCTCGACATGATTCAAGAAATTAACGAGGTGGATGCCCTACGCAAGATTTGGCAGGATGAGAAAGATAATTTGGATTTTCCCGTGAGAGGGACAACGATTAAGGATGCCCTCAACAAGCGAGTAACGGAGCTGTCATGAGGACTACATCTCTGGAAGCCCGCGAGAAAATCGAGCCAGCACTCGGATCTATACGCCGCAAGGTGTACGAGTTCTTTATCAACCGAGGAATGCAGGGAGCTACTGACCAAGAGGCAGAGCGATACC